TTGCATCCATTCACCTCCACGAGAAAAGCGCCACTCCGAAGAGTGACGCATTCTCAGTTATTCGTTATTCGCACTTCTTTATCCGGTCGATACCATGAAGTGCTGCCAAGCTTGACCCATTCTCCCACTGGATATGGATTCCACCCGCATCATCAACATGCATAACCGTACCTTTGAGGCCTTCCTGCATATTGCGATAAGGATCGCTCATTTCTTCCAGAACCACCTTGGTGCCCGGCGGGAAATCCTTCCGGAGTTTCTCAAGCACTTCAGGGCGCATCCGCATTGAAAACATGCTTCTCCCTCCTTTCTTTGAAGTATGGTATCTATCCCTCTACTCCTTCAAAAAGTCAAGTTGTTTATGCCAACCTAAGCCCCTTACCCCTTTGCTGCCTTCTTGTAAGCGTTGCGATCTCGACCGCCAACGATCTGATATCCTGCTCATCACGCACATAGAACGTATTGCCTGAGAGGTTGACGCTGCTCTGCTGGTTATAGGTACGCCGATTGTCGTTGCTGTTGTAGGCAATCGCACCTTCTTTCGCCTCGCCCGTTAAAAAGCGAGAAGCATTGCGAATAACCCGAGCCTGTTCCTTCGTCTCTTGCAGAACACCAAGTCCGAAACCCTTCATCGTCTGAACGCCAACTTCATCCCTGAAAACGCGAGAAGGCGATTTGATCTTGAGTTCGGATTTCGCTGCGTTCACAGCCGCCCGAGCAGCTGAGCGCATTGCTGAAATTACGCCAGAGCGTCCAGCATTGATGCCTGCCTTGAGACCTGCCATGGCATTTACGCCTGCAGATCTCAGCGTTGTATTGGTCAGGCTCGTATTAACAGCGGTCTTAATGCTGGAAGCAATCGAAAGCCCCGTACTCGTCATGCTGTAAGATGTCATCGCCAGCGCCAGTCCCGCGATAACGGTTGTACCAATCGTACTGAGCGTGGTCGCTGTAAGCACTGCAGCCAGCGCCGTTTCCAAATTGGTTGCAATGGTCGATGCATCCGTAGCAAAGTCGTATCCCGTCATACCCGCACCAATGCCAGCCGACACATTCTCACCGACAGGCTTGACACGTTCGCTAGGCGAATGGATCTGGAGTGCAGTATTCAGGGCCGTTTCAAGATTAGAAGCGACTGTCTCAGCATCAGCATCCCAGCCGCCTTCCGTCATGCCCGCAGCAACACCTTCAAGGATGTGCTGGCCAGTCTCCGTGGTATCCAGACCCTGAAGGAATGTCAGAATCTCCTGCAGGTTTTGAACATCCTCTTCAGAAACCTGCTTTCCTTGCTTAATGGCTGAGACTACCTCACCAACATAAGCCGACAATTCAGCCACCCTCTCGGCGCTAAAGTCATTGCTCATACTCTGGTCCAGTACGCTCTGATCTGTGCTCTCGCCTCGAAGAGACGCCCAGAAGCGCTCCCATGGGCTGTATTCCAGAGAATTCGTATATGAATTGATTCTCTGAACAGCAGAGCCAATCAAATCCATCGTTGTTGTCGGCATAAAGCCCGCCCACATACCGGCAATGGTTGTTCCAAACTGATCGACCTCATCCACCAGCGGCGAAATAGCATCGATCGCTTCCTGTGTGCCTGTCACCTCCGGTGCGATTAGAACATGCAGTGTGCCGTCTTCTCCAAGTACAGCCACTTTATCCGCTGTCAGCATCTCTGCAGGCACAGCCTCAACGGGGATCTGTACCCCGTTCTGCCAGAACATCGTCTGGGGATCGCTGAGTGCATCCGTAGGGTTCTCATAGGCTTCTCCCAGTTTCACAATGCCCTGTACTTCAACAGGGTTAGCAGCAATGAATCGCCTATACGCAAGCAGATCATACCCATAAATACCTACCGACATCGACAAGTTCGGTTTGACTGCATTCGTGTCATCATATTTTGTGATATAGGCTGTAAAGTCTGTCAAAAGCTGAGACTTGTCGCAACCCGTCGCCTCCGCAAAAGAGGTAACGATTGCCTCAATCTGATCCGGCGCGAGTGCCGATGCGTCAATATTTTCAGCTTCGAGGTACTTGGCCACCATTGCAGTCACATCGCTGGGTGCAAGCTTTGTTGTCAGTGCGCCTCCTGTAACCTCTTCATAAGCCATAACAAAAGCGGTGACATCTTCCGGCTTCAAACCTGAAGTGTCAACACCTTCTTTTTCAAGATACCGATAAATATATGCTGTGATCGCCTCAGGCTTAAGCGTAGACATATCAACGCCGGATGCAAGTTCCTCATAAGCCGAGACCATGGCTACGATATTGGTCGGTGTCAAGCTGGTCACATCGGCCCCAGTCGTCGCTTCTGCATAGGCATCAACATATCCGATCAGTCCTTCCGGTGTAAGCTCTGCCGTCGATGCCCCCTCGGGGACTTCGGTATACTTGGCAATGAACGCATCAACCTGCGGCTGAAGCTCCTTTACTGCCTCTTCATCCTCATACCCTTCGATAATTGCATCGGTGGTGATCGCTCCCGGGTTCTCCGCGAATTCTGTCCATCGCTCCTGCGCGCCTGTCATATCAAGGTCTGTTGCAATCGTAAGGACTTCTTCAGGCAACGCGTCGCCAAACATGGCCTGAAGCCCTGGCAGCTGCGCCTCTCTTCCATTCAAGAACGTCTGGATGGCAGCAATCTGCTCTAAAGCTTCGGAAAAATCAATATCCGGGAATAGCGCCTGAACCTCTGCCTCGCTCATTCCGCTATCGAGCAAGGATTGAATCTGAGTGAGGATCGAAACGTACTCAGTCAACGCACCTTCGTCCATACCAGCAGCAATCTGCTCAAGCTGTGTAAGAATCGCAGGCTTCTCACTTTCAGATGCGATCGAGTATTCTCTGAGTTTGAGCATCAGCGCGTCTACATCAGCGCCAGCTTGCTGGATATCATCGCTGTTCCAAACGGGCATAACGATGGACGAAAGCATCTGCGCATACTCGCCGGCTGCCGCTCGACGCTGTTCAAGATACCGGGCATCCAAAGCTTCCTGCGCTGCACGTCTTTCGGCACTATCCTCGATCAGTTGAATGAGCGCATATTCTTTATCGTATTGCTCATCGATCTCAGCGTTCACAGCTGCCATACCTTGAGCCGCAGCTACGATTGCGTTCTCATACACAGTGACAGAAGCATCTGCTTCTCCTCGCGCATGGGCACGAGCAACCTCCGCTTCCACCTTTTGTCGAATTGTGTCAAATCCATCTGGATCGGCAGGCGACAAATTGTACTTGACCTCGATCGCCTCACGCGTATCGATCAGCTCTGCTAGCCGGACTTTTTCCTTATCAGTCAGGAATCCATTCTGCCTTTTTTTGAGCAAGCGTTCGATTTCCTTATCCATCGCATCAAGCGTTTCGATGTCTGCGCCGATCTGCTCGACAACTGAGGTGTATCCCGCTGCCTGCGCATCTGCTTTCATCTTTTCAAGCTCACTGCGGGTGGACGCTGTCAGTTCCTTAAAAGAATTCGTCCATTCCGATACAATCTCGTCAGATTCCTTCTCTCCATCCGTCCAGACCGCAATCAATCTGTTCATCCAATCCTCAGCAGTCTGTTGATCGCGAACAAAGTCACTTTCAGACATACCAAAGAAGGATAACCCCTCACTCGCTCCATAGAAGGTTTCAGCAGCGTTGCTCTTCCAATCATCCGCAACCTTCGCCATGCCTTCAAGCGCTTCTCGGGCTTCCTTCGCGCCAGAGGCATAATCGGCCAGCTTCACAGCGCCATAGACCAACGCTGCCGAGAGTGCGACCATTGCCAGTTTCGAGGAACTCAAAACCTTAACCAGGCCCCCAATACCACCACCTGCGACAGACACCTTGGCAGAAAACTTGCCGAGTGCAATGCCTGCTTTGCCAAGTACTGATGTCACCTGTCCAACTGCTCCTACGGTCTTGCCAAGAACCAGAATTGCAGGACCGGCTGCAGCCGCAAATGCAGCAAATTTGATGATCGCCTGTCTCTGGCTTTCATCCATTTGAAGAAAGGAGTTCAGTAACTCGTTTCCCTTCTCGATAAGTTGCTGGATCGTCGGATTCAGATCGTCGCCAATCTGCTGTGCAAAGAGCATGGCTGTATTCTTGAGATTGAGCAGCTTGCTCTGCGTGGTCGCATAGCGCTTCTCTGCCTCATTGGTCAGCGCAAGATTCTCGTTCCATGCCGCGTTCGCTGTAGCCTGCGTCTGCGTGAAAAGCTCATGTGCATTGGTTGCTCGAAGCAATGTATCGCGGAGTCGGACTTCCGCAATGCCGATCTCATTCAAGGTCGCAATCGCAGACATGCCTTCTTCGTCCATCTTTGCCAAGCCTTCAATAAACGCCTGAAACGCAGCGGCTGGATCAGAGTCCCAGAGCGCTTTGAACTGCTGAGCAGACAGACCCGAGATCTTTGCAAAGTCATTGAGCGATTCACCGCCAGTGGCAGCTGCAACTTCCATTTTGACCAAAGCTTTTGAAAAAGCGCTGCCGCCCATCTCCGCCTCGATACCCAAAGAGGAAAGGGCTGTTGCAAAACCCAGAATCTGCGCTTCAGAGAGCCCCACCTGATTACCTGCACCTGCCAGACGCATGGACATCTCCATGATCGCGCTTTCTG